CCCCTGATTGTGGGAAAAATTAACGAGATAATCGCGAGGCTCAACGCCCATGATTAAAAACATCTTAGTCAAACCAATCCCAACAGAACTGACCTATCAGTTCTTGCCGCTTGTGAAGCATCACATCGAGGCAGGGTTGACTGACTCTGACTTGAATTACGAACAGGCCAAGGTCTTCTTGACCAATGGCAGTTGGCTTTTGCTGATTGCTCTTGATGAGCAGGAGAACCTTCTTGGCGCTTACACGATTGCATTTGCAAACAACCCATCTGACAGGGTTGCAACCATTGTGAGTGCTGGTGGGCGCGGACTTGCAAGTCAGTCTGCGTTTGACCAGATTTGCGAGATTGTCAAATCATACGGGGCCACGAAGATTCAAGCATTGGCCAAAGAGTCGGCTGCTCGTCTTTACCGAAGAGTTGGCCTGAATGAACGAGCATCATTGATGGAGAAGAAATTATGAGTGGAGTAGTTGACGCAATTTTTGGCGGCGGTGACAGTGGTGCATCGACGACCAACATGGATGCAATGGCTCAGTCATCTGCCGATGTCGGCAAGATGCAGCAAGAGAGTGCCAAAGAGTATTTGGACTTTCAGAAGCAGCAGTATGCAGACCTAAAGCCGTTGGCCGAAAAGCTGTCGAACGCGCAGCTTGACCTGATGGCTCAACAGAAAACCATCGCTGACAGCAACGAGGCTCGCGCCAAAGAGTATTCGGACTACGAAAAAGAAACGTACCGCCCTCTTGAGAAGAGCTTGGTTGATGATGCAAACAGCTACGACACAGACGCAAAGCGTGAGGAGCTTGCTCGCAAAGGCATTGCTGACGTTGCAACAGCCTACGACGCGCAGCGCAAACAGGCGCTTGCCACTCTGTCAAGCTACGGCATCAACCCGAACTCGAACAGGTTCGCCGCAATCAACGCGCAGCTTTCGCAGGGCGAGGCCGCAGACAAGGCTGGCGCAGCAACAAATGCTGGCACTCAAGCTGAACAGATTGGCTACTCGCGCAAGCTAGATGCCGCATCTCTCGGCAGGAACTTGGCCGCCAATGCGTCTACTGCTTACGGCGTGTCTTTGAACGCAAGCAACTCTGCCTCGAACACAGGTTCGACAGCTCTAAATACCGCTGGCAATCCCGGTCAAAACATGGGCGCGTCATACGGCTCGTACAACAGCCAGCTCGGTAATGCCTCGAACTCCTATGGAACCGCTGGCAACATCTATGGCACTAGCTACAAGGCGCAGATGTCCGCAGATGCTGCGTCAGCCGCTGGCACTGGTCAACTCATGGGTCAGCTTGGTGCTGCCTACATCACAAAAACAATGGCTGATGGCGGCAAGGTGCATGAAGGCGGTGGTCGCGTGCGCGGTATCGGCGGCCCAGTTGACGACAAGATTGACGCAAAGCTGTCGAACGGCGAATACGTCTTGCCAGCAGACACAGTGAAGGCAATCGGTGTCAGCAAGCTGGACAAGATTGTGAAGAAGACACACACACCTGCGGCCATCCAGCGTCGTCAGGCAATTTCAGCAAGGGGTTAAACATGAATTTAGGCGCATTCGCTGGCGGCTTGGCCACCGGCATTCAACAAGGTCAGCAGATGGTGTCTGACCACGAGCGCATTCAGGATGAGCGTCAAGAGCGCGATGAGCGTCAGAAGATTCGAGATGCCCGTTCTGAGTTCCAGAAACAGATGCAAGAGGCTCGCACTCAGTTTGCCACTGGCAAGTTGCCCGGCCAAGAGAGCAACTTGATTGAGCAGCCACAAGCCGCAGCACCAGTTGAACAGACTGATGCACAGCCTCGCACTGCCATTGCACCCACTGACGGCGCAGCGCCAGCCCCTGCCGCCGCTCCGAAGGCTGCGCCAGATGTTTCTAGCAACGTCGGCAACATCTTCAAGAACAACGGTGAAGGTCTCTACAAGAACCAGAAGCAAGCGAATGACGCTTACTGGGGCCGCTTGCGTGACATCACTGCCAACTACTACGAGAAGACTGGCCAAGTCGAGAAGTTGCAGACTGTGGATAAGTCCATCAACGAGTGGCGCACTAGCTCATACGATGAGCTTCGCAAAGCCACGGCAGCAGCCATCTCCACTGGTGACGCTGGCGCGTTGGGCATGGCATCCAAGCTGGCAGCATTGTCTGGCTTGGGGATTCAGCTCGACCCATCAACAGGCAAGTATGACGCTCAAGCACAGACTTGGAAAGGCGTCAAAGTCATTGGCTCTGATGGCAAAGAAAACGTGCAGGACTTGAGCGCTGTCAGCTTGATGTCAACAATCGGCTACCTCTCTCCAGAGAAGCTGGTTGAGTACACCGTTGGCCGCCAAGACAAGACACGCGAGTTCGACATCAAAGAGCGCTCAGCCAAGGCTGATGAGACACGCGCAAATGCAAGTGTTGTTCAGGCTAAAGAGTATTCGCGTATGCGCGGAATCGCTCAAGAGAACCAACAGGACTATCGCCAAGGCGAAGCAGAGCGCAAGCGAAGCCAACAGTTCACAACAGAACTTGAGAGCGAATTGTTCCGTGGCAAGAATCCAGAAATGCTCGACGATACACAGCGCGAAACAATCACTCGCACCGGCTCGCTGGCGCGAAATCTGTACGGTATTCCGGGCAACGAAAAGGCCAACGCCGCTACACTTGCTGGTGTTGCTCGCGGCCTCGGAACAGGTAAGGCTCGCGTTACAGAGTTGCCTTCCTCGTTTAGCGAAGAGCAACGTGCCAACTATCTACAAGCTGATTATGCGGGTGCTCGCGTCCTCATTCCTCGCAGCTTGATTCAGCAGAAACAGTAAGGAGTGAATCGTCGATGAGTACCGGAATCCTAGGTTTGGAAGATGATGAACTGAACTTGGGTAGCTCGAACCCATCTTCAATTTACAAGACCTTCAACGAAGCAAATACACAGGTGAACCAACGCGCAGCCGAGCTGCGTCTTGGTCGTCCTGTTGAAGAGAAGCGCCCATCTGTTGCTGCACCAAGCAAGGAGCAGCCAGCGGTAATCTCGTACCAACCCTTGTTTGGCGACCTGTCTTCAAAGCCTGAGTCCCAGATGGCCCAGCCAAAGCAAGCCGAAGGCGGTATCGCGTACCAGCCACTGTTCGCAGACTTGACTCCAGAGAAGAAGCCCGGCATGTTGTCGCGCATCGGCGAGGCTGTTGACACTGGAATCACCAAGGCATTTGGCGAGAACAAACCAGAGGCCGCCAAGGTAGACCAGCAAGGTCTCGCTCAGTACAACGCAGAAGAGGCTGAGCAAAATGCTCTCGTGGCCAAGCGTCGTGTTGAGCTGGGAACAGATTCAAAAGACCGTGGCTACGCCATGAAGATGTTTGACTCCGCTGCTGCCGGTTTTGGCAGTGCTGTGTCTGGCACGCTTGAATGGGTTGGCGACTCTGTTGGTTCTGACTCAATCCGCAGCTTGGCTCAGGCTGGCAAACGTGAAGCTCAGGCTTTGACTCCACGCGAACAAGACACCGCACAGAAGCTGTCTGGTGCTGTTGGCTCCATGTTGGCTTTCGTGGCTCCCGGTGCTGGCGCAGTGAAGGGCTTGCAGTTGGCTGGCGCTGGCGTTGCTGCCGCGCGCGCGGGTGGTGCTGGCTTAGCCGCCCTGATGGAGTCGGCGGGTGTTGCTCAAGAGACATTCGAAAAGGCAATGTCTGAGACTGGCAACAAGGAGCACGCCAACGAACAGGCTTGGAAAGCCTACATGGTCAACCTGCCGCTGAACTTTGCAATGAACAAGGTCGGTCTGTTTGCTGACAGCGGTGGCGCTGCGAAACAGATTGGCATGACCTTCCTGACAGAGGGTGGGGAAGAAGGCACGCAGAGCCTGTTGACCAACAAGCTGGGCTACAAACCCGTCGGCGAAGGGTTCTCTGAGTCTGTTGCCATTGGCGGCTTGGCTGGCGGCGGCTTCAAAGGCGGCCAGCTCGCATTGCAAAAGATGTTCGAAGAGGCAACTCCAGAGCAGAAAGAGAAAATCCTCACAGACCTGCGCGAAGAGGGTGCTGCCGCTCGTCAGCAAATCTTTGATGCGATGATGCAGGATGAACGCACCTCCGCAATCATTCAGGGCGCTGGCATCGAGAGCGCGGACGACCCACGCTTCCAAGGTCTCGCCACACAGATTGGCAAACTTGACCGTCAGCTTGCAGAGCTGGACATCAAGAGCGCAGAAGAGCAAGAGAAAACACGCAAAGAGCGTGGCGAGGATGTGCAAGCCGCATTCGGCGACACCGCATCCACCAGCATTGGTGTTGGCACTGGCGCAAATGCGCCGGTAATTCAGCGCTCATCTGTCACACCCAACGAAGAGACCAAGACTCTCGAAGGAGACGCTAAGCCAGCGCTACTCAATCAAGAGGGCAGTACGGTTGCAATGTCGCCAGAAGACATGGTGTCGAGCCAAGCCGGTTGGCAAGCAATCCCATTGCAAATCGAAGGCAAGGCGGTCAGCAACAGCTTCGTCTCTCCCAAACTGGCAGAGACATTCTTGTACGGCCCCGTGAACAAGGAGACCGGCAAGCGTGAAGGCGGCTTTGCTGAAAGTGTTGACGATGCTGAGTTCCAGATTCGTCAGGGCAAGCGCTCCAAAGAAGCTGGCGGTGGCTCGTTCTACTTCATCGAAAGTCGCGAGAAGCAACAGAGCCAAACAGCAAGCGACATGCAGACTGTGAAAACACCAGACGGTGCAGTCGCAGTGAACAGTGCTGGGTTCCAGCCGGAATCAGCAAGTCAGGTGCAAGCTCAGGTTGACGCTGTGGCAGATGGCCGCAAGCCAGCCGCTGTCGTTGGCAAGCAAGAGTCTAAAAACCTCAACACCAAAGGCTTGACCAAGGTTACGGTCAAAGACCCAGAGACAGGCGCTGAGTCTGTTGTCGTCTCGAAAGACAAGGGCATTGGCGCGAAGGTTCAAAAGCGCATCAAGAAGGTTGGCTTTAAACAGGCGATGGGTGAAACCCTTGGCTATGTTGAGCCGACTGCAACAGAGCAGGTTAAGCCAGCCGATGTGGTGGCGCAACAGCGCGACAACAAAACCAACGAGGTCATCACCGAGCAAGTCGTCTCGCAAGAAAACGTCGAGAATATTCCTGCGGTTGCTGACACAACAACAGAGGTGAAGCCGGTTGCTGCTGCAATCAGCGAGCGCAAAGCGGCTGTTGATGAAGAGGCGAAGCAAGTGAAGGAAGAAAAGCCAGCGCCTGTTGTGTCGAAAGTCGAGCCTGAAATCGACACGTCTGTTGAACAGAAGGTTGAAGCCAAGCCTGAGCCTAAAGCAAAGCCAGAACCAAAGGCCAAGGAAGAGAAGCCAAACGCCAAGCAAATCAAGCTCGAAGCGATTGATAGCTGGGAAGACAACGATGATGGCGTGGTGGCACACATCCCGTTCAACAAGTTGCCCAAGCAAGCGCAGGGCGATTGGATTAACGCCTACGCGCCGGAAGATGGCGAGAAGCCATTTAGCACTGCCGAGTACCACGACCAACTCGTTCGCAGCGTGATGCGTGACGCTCGTGCAAAACGAGTCAACGCACTCGCAGAAGAGAATCGCAACAAGGCCAGCATGGACGGCGTGTTCCGTGTCACCACCGTTGGCGACACCGGCATGTCTAAGGCTGCCGTGGACAAGATTGTTGAGGACATGGTTTCCAAGTGGAAGCGCTTGCCAGAAATCAAAGTTGTCGAAACAGAAGACGACTTGCCAATCCGCGCCCTAACCACCATCAAGAAGAAGGGCATGGACAACAAAGTCCCCGGTCTGTTCTACAACAACAAGGTCTGGCTGGTTGCTGGAAACATGCACAACGCAGAGGATGCAATCCTGACTGTGGCCCACGAAATCACAGGTCACTTCGGTATGCGCTCACTATTTGGTGAGAACCATGCTGACGTGATGATGAGCATCTACAACGGCAACTCAGAAGTTCGCAAGCTCGCTGATGCGATGGACATAAAAGAAGGATTGGGCAAGGCTATTGCAGTGGAGGAAGTTCTTGCTGACATGGCCGAGAAAGACCCAGCCGACTTGAAGGTCGCGGAGAAGTCTGCGCTTCGCAAGTTGTACGAAGCTGTGCGTGCATGGTTGCGCGACAAGTTCGGCATCAAGTCCGTGTCAGACGAAGAAGTTCGCCAGATTGTTGCCAACGCTCGCGCCTATGTCATTGAAGGCAAGGGCGAGATGGGCGCTGGTGGAACAGAGGCCGCTGCCAAATCTGTTAAAGATGCGATGGCTGCGCGCGCTGGCACTCCAACTTTTTACTCTGCGCTTGAGCGTGCATTCCGTGGCGCAAAGCAAGAGAACATGCCAGCAGAACAGTGGAAGGCTTGGCTTGCAAGTAACGCGCCAAAGATGGGAGTGCGTGCGGCAGAGATTAAGTGGGTCGGCATCAACGACTGGCTTGATATGCAAGATGGCAAAGTCACCAAGGAGCAGGTGCTCAACTTTATTGGCGGCAATAAGGTAAACCTGAACGACATCATCCTTAGCGAAGTCAGCGAAGTGCCAACTCAGGACGACATGCGCCAAGCAATCTACGACTTAATTGACAATGGCGACATTGACGACACCGAGGCAAGTGTTGCCTTTATGGACGAAGAGGAGATGAAGTCAATCATTAGCCATTCGATTGGCATGAAGAATTTTGTCCGCGACTACCAGCAGTCCATTAAATCAATCAAGACAAAGCATGGCGACGAAGGCCACAACCTTGTGTTGAAGGGCGGCAAGAACTACACAGAGTTGGTGCTGCTTGACCCGACTGTTGCGCCATACGCGCAAAAGGACATCATTCACTACGGCGATGTGTCTGGCGGCAAGGCTATTGGCTGGTTGCGAATGAACACACGCGAAGACACGCGCGGCGATAAAGTTCTGTTCATTGAGGAGCTGCAAAGTCAGCGCCAGCAGAACAAGCGCAAGCGTGCCAAGTACAACGAGATGATGGAATCAATCTCCTCCATTAAGGAAAAGATTGCGGCGGCAGCGAGTTCGGAAGAAAAAGCAAAGCTCAAAGAGGAGCTTGACGCAACCACCGCCGCAGCCAACAAAATCAAACAGCACGTCCCAACAGATGTGCCGGACGCGCCATTCACGAACAATAGCGAAGCATGGACTGCTCTACTATTGAAGCGTGCGATTGCTTACGCCCAAAAGTCTGGCATCAACAAGATTGCTTGGACGCGCGGCGAGCAGCAGGTTGAGCGATATGGCAGCGATGCTGATGATGGTCTCGCCTACTACTACGACACAAAGGTTCCATCTGTCGCGAAAGAAGTCCTCAAAGGCTTTGACGGCAAGGTTGAGATAATGACCATTGAAGGCACTGGCCAACAGCTTGGCTTCGTCATTCCTGAAAAGCTGCAAAGGGCCGTCGAGGAGGATGGCCTTCCACTGTTCCGCGCCCGTGAATACGAGGCTCAGTTTGCTGATGTTCCCGCTAACGTGCGTGCAATGGCTATGGCCAAGGGTCACGTCAGTCCTCCAACAGTCAGCGAGCGGATTAACTCACTGCGCGCAAACTTCGGTAAGCATATTGTTCAGGGTCTGTTCGATAAGTACCGTCCAATTCGAGACATCAATGAAACTGTCTACAAGATGGTTCGCATGTCCAACGGTTTGCAAGACGGGGCTTTGAAGACTGTCCTTCATTACGGCCAAGTCAAAGATGTCGGCGGTGTTCTCCAGTTGAAAAAGGGAACAGATAGCTTGAAAAAGATTCTTGAGCCAGTCGGCCCAGAGGTTGACCGCTTCCTGCTGTGGATTGCGGCAAACCGCGCTGGCGAACTCAAGAAGCAAGACCGCGAGAACTTCTTTACTGACGAAGAAATCACCAACCTCAAGCGCCTGAACCTTGGCACGATGAAGGATGGCAAGTCTCGCGTGGCAACTTACATCAAGACGCTTCAAGGCATGAATGAGCTGAATCGTTCTATCCTTGATTTGGCAAAGTTCAAAGGTCTGATTGATGAAGCTGGCTACAAGAAGTTTGCAGCAGATGTTTGGTATGTTCCCTTCTATCGCCAGATGGAAGAGGATGGCTCGCTGTCGGCTGCGCAGAACTCATCTGGTCACGTCGGTCAGTACATGTCAAAGGCTTTGAAGGGCAGCTCTCGCCCATTGAATGACCTGCTTGAGAACGTGCTTCTTAACTGGTCTCACATCATGTCGGCGAGCATGAAGAACGGTGCTGCTGTTGAGACGCTTAACTACGCCCAACAGATTGGCGTTGTAAACAAGGTAACAAAGGTTGATGAAAAGTTTGGCAAGGATGAAGGTGGCAACGCTGTTCCATTGAAGTACACGGTCAAGGTCATGGAGAAAGGCAAGCCCGTTCACTACGAGGTCAAAGACGAGTTTCTTCTGACGGCCCTAGATAAAATTGCCAACGTAGGCGCGAGCAACTGGTTCCTTGATATTGCTCGCCCATTCAAAACAACCTTGACGCGCTTTGTGTCTCTGTCGCCAACATTCAAGATTAACAACTTGGTTCGTGATTCTGTGCAGTCGCTTGCCTTGTCTGACAACGGTAAGAATCCTATTGCAAACGCGATAGAGGGCTACCGCTCATACAAGCACGACCATGCTGATGCTCTGGCATCTGGCGGCGTATTCGCGATGGGCAATGCGGGGGATGGAGACCAGAGCGTCTCATTGAAGCGCATCATCAAATCCGGCGTAGACAATCAGAACGTGTTGACTACAACAGAAAAGGCAAAGGCTTGGTTTGGAAAGTACCAAGACAAGTACGATGAGATTAGCGACGCGATGGAGAATGCAAACCGCATTAATCTTTACAACAAGGTGATTGCCCAAGGCGGAAGTCCACTTGATGCAGCATACGCAGCTCGTGACTTGCAAGACTTTAGCTTGCAAGGTAGCTGGGAGGCGATTCGCTGGGCAAGCCAAGTGCTACCGTATTTCAACGCTCGACTGCAAGGTCTCTACAAGATTGGCCGCGACGGTATCGACCCCGTGCGCTCTGTCATGTTTGGCGAGCCAACAGATTCTGAGCGCAAGAAGGCTGCAAAGTTTGGTATCGTTCTCGGCGCTGTGACGCTCGTTGAGCTTTCTCTGTACTTGGCTCAGATGGATGACGATGACTGGAAGAAGCGGGAAGAGTGGGACAAGGATTCGTTCTATTGGTTCAAGATTCCCGGCACAGAAACAGCCGTTCGAGTTCCAAAGCCGTTCGAGCTTGGCGCTATCGGTACTGCGATTGGTCGAGCAACAGAACAGTTTGTTGACCCAACTGTCGAGGGCAAGTTGTTTGGTAAGCGTCTGCTGGCTCTGTTGCACGACAACTTGGCCATCAATCCGGTTCCCCAAATGTTTCGCCCTGTCCTTGAACTGGACAGCAACAAGGATGGATTTACTGGTAGGCCAATCGAGTCAATGGGTATGGAGCGTCTGTCCAAAGCTAATCGCGTTAATGCTGGCACATCCAGCGTAGGCATTGGCTTGGCCAAGATAAACCAGATTGGTGCTGAGGTGGTGTCTGCTGTGACCGGAGCAAACGCTGAAAACATGCAGCTCTCTCCAATCCAGATGGATTACACAATTCGTGGTTATCTGGGCTGGGTCGGGACTGTGATGCAAGCGTCTGGTAATTTCTTGCTTAGCCCACTGAAACCCGGTGAGTCTCCAGACAAGCGGATTGATGACCTGTTTGTTGTTGGCAACTATGTCAAGACAATGCCGCAGTCACAGTCAAAGTACGTCAGTTCGTTCTATGAAAACGCCAAGGAGATTTCTACTGTTGCGTCAGACTATCGCATGTACCTCAATGCTGGCGAGACAGCCAAGGCTGCTGAACTGTTGAGCGAGAAGCGCGACCTGATTACCTTGAGCAAGGCTTACACACAGACTGCCGACACGTTGGCTCAAGTGGGCAAGCGCATCAAGATGGTTCAGGAGAACGAACAGATGGACGGCGCGGCCAAGCGAATCGAGATTGACCGCTTGAACGCCCTGAAATCTGAGTTGGCCAAGCGAGCCGAAGAGATGCGAATCAGTCGCTCTCGCAACAAGCCGGAGTTTGCTGATGGCGGCGAGGTGAAGTTTGACCCTGAGAGTTCAGACTATGACTACGCAACAGCCAAGGCTGCTGGCCTAGGCCCAGACGGAACTGGTGAAAACGCTGGTCACTGGGGTTCGGTCACGATGGCAAGCGATGAGGACAAGAAGATGCACGGCTTGCCGGATGACAGCTACATTGTTCTCAAGGGTCGCAAGCATGAGACTTGGGACTTGGCAGACAAGGGTGAGCAGGAGCGAGGCTCGGAGATTGTGAAGCGCGGAGACCGCTACTACTCAGTGCCAAAGACAAGGGGCATCAAAGCCCCAGATTGACAGCCATGACCTTGGCAGGAACCCTGCCTCGGTTTACGGCCGCAACCTCAATGACGTGGGCCATCGCGTCTTGAAGCTCACGGCGGGTGCATTCCTTCTGCATCTGGTCTGTGAGGTTCAGGCCATCGCCCATCGAGTTGAACTCGTCTCCGGTGCAACCCCATACCCCAGTCTTTTCGTGGCGCTTAAACACGCTGCCAAGGGCTATGGTCGCCTTGTCCATCATGGCCTTCACCTCGCCCTCATAGTGGGTGTAGGCGAGGGTGTTGCCAAGGTTCAGGCGCGAGGCAAGGGTGTGCCAATCCTGTGAGTCGGCGGCCCCTTCCTTGAACTTGGACAGCGACGTGTGAGGGATGAGTTGCAGGTCTGTCTCGTTGCCTTGCGAGAATCGGTAGACCACGGGCAAGGTGTCTTTGGCATACCGTGGCTTGTACTTTTTCGTGGGTTTTTTGTTCTTGGCCATGTGCTTCTAGGGTGTGTCCAAATGTGTGTCCAAACATACCTAGGGATAGGCAGGAAATGGTGGACACATGTGTGCTTTTGTGGTTTGAAAATTGGGCAAGTCAGTAACGCAAGTCCCTGATTTCTCAGGGTATTTTTTTAAGCATTAACCAGTTCCCCTTGAGACTTGAAAACTGGTGAAATCTGTTGATGGCATAAGGGTTTGCGGGTGGGTGTGTACTAAACTGTGTTTTCCCACTACTTGCCCCTATAATTCTCAACAAATCGCAGCAATGTAAAACGTGTTTGGAAGAGTGGCAGAGTGGTCGATTGCAATAGTCTTGAAAACTATCGAAGGGTTAAACCTTCCGTGAGTTCGAATCTCACCTCTTCCGCCAAACATTAGCCGACCAGTCTGAGTCTCTCCCGCATTGGGACAACCTCAACAACCCTAGCCAGCGCATTTCCAATCGCTGCGTCTACTACCTCAGCATGTGACCGGACAGACTCTGTTGCGTGGTGAGCGTACTTCTTCACCATGCCCGGCGTCTCCCAAGCCCCTAGCACTTGCAGCGCACTGTCAGGAACACCGGCTTGAACCAGCGTTGATGCCCATGTGTGCCGCATATCGTGCCACCGAAAGTCCTCGATACCAGCCCTCTTGATGCACGCCTTCCATGTGTCGTTGCTGATGCACTTCACAGGCTTGCCGCGAAAGGTAAACACCGCTTCGTGGTGCTTGCCAATCTGTCGGGTGATGATGTCAACGGCTGCTTGTGGCAGTGGCAAACCAAAGGTCTGTCCGTTTTTCATCTTGTCCCCGTCAATCACGATGACTTTGTTCACAAGGTCTACTTCATGCCACTTCAAACGCAACACGTTCGCTTGCCGTAACCCTGTTGCCAGAGAGAAGGCGGCCATGTCACTGAGGTGAGGAGGCAACACTTCTAACAACCTAGCAATTTCATCGGGCTTGAGAAAACGTACACGCTCTCTCGGCTCGTCGTACATGAAGAACTTGGGCAGCACTTCGGTCAACTGATACTTCAAGTGCGCTAGTCTCAGGGTGGCTCGCAGTGCCGCAAGGTAGCGGTTGCAAGTTGCGCCTGATGTGTCGCGCTCTTTCTTTTTGATTGTTCGCACAATCAGGTCTTGGGTAATGTCTCGCACATTTAAACCCTTGAACTGCTCGCACCACCAATCGAGCAACAGCACATACCCGTCAAGTGTTGAGCCTTTGCGTTTGGTTCCCTTGTCCTCTAAGAACATCTTCACCACTTCTGTGAAGAGCACGTTGGGTTTGATACCCAGACGACTGTGCTCCCACATCTCTGCTTTCAACTTGTCGTGCAGCTCTGTTGCCAACTGCTTGTTCTCTGTCCCGGTTGATGCCCGGTGTTGAGAACCATCGGGTCTGGTAATTTTCAGATACCAGATTTTCGATTTACCTCTTCTGTATAGCGCCATAGTGTGTTCCTTTCTTGATTCACTATTACGCGCTACCGACTTGCCCAGTCGAGCTAGCATTTTGCTGTGCCGACAAAAACTTGTCAATCTCGTCGCGGAATGCACGCCAGCGACCAGCTCCGTTGTAGCGGAAAACGGGAATCTTCCCGCTCACTGCCCATCGGCGAGCCGTCTCTGGATTGATACCAAGCATCTTGGCGACTTCGGGTAGGGTGATTACTTCACGCATTGCGCTTCCTTAAAAATACTTCGCGATTGCAAAACCAATGGCGATGCAACTGATGGCAAACACCACCACTATCAAGATGAGGGCGGTGATGGTGGTGAGGGGTGGTTCAAACCCCAGCACCTCTTTGTAGTCTCGACCAGTCATGCTGCTGCTTGGGCTTCTGTGCCAGACTCAAACGGCAACTCGGCGGTGTCTTGGTCTGTTGCCATCTCAATCTTCGTACCCATGCCCAGCGCGTGAACGAGTTCGTCTTGGCTGGCCACCTTCACGTTGATGATGGAGCGAGCCACATGGCCCACGGCTTGAGCGCGGTGCGCTGCACGCACGAGGCGTGTCTCTTGGCCGTGACCAACGAGGTAGATGCGATGTTGTTTCTGTTTAGCTGTTGTCATAAATTTTCCTAGTGTTGTTAAGCAATGATGAGGTCGCCCTCGAATTTGTAACCTGATGCAATCAAGAACCGCTGCAAAGTTGCGAGCACTTCATCGAGGTCGTGCATCTCTGTTCGCATCGACACGGTTTCGTTGGTGGTGTGGATGGTCGCCATCAACAACATCGTGTCGGGTTTGATTGCTGGAGTCTGTTGGTCGCTCATACAAACGGCTTCAAGTCGGGTGCAACCCAGCCTTCTGGTTTGCCAATCTTGCCGTTCGGTTTCAGAACAGGCTTGCCGTCAACCAACTTACGTTCATTGGCAGCGAGCACCTCCAAGTCAGCGCTATCTTTTGCAAAGCCAGCGAGGTAGGCGACACCATTGCCTGTAACTTCCAAGTCACACAGCGCATCCAAACATTCTTCACGGAACTCTTCCATCACTTCAACGCGCAGCACGCCATCCTTGAGGCTGGTGGCCAACAGATTCATCGTCTCAAGCGCAGCTTGCAACTGCGTAGGGGTGGGGTAGACCTGACCTTCTTGGTTCGATGCAATGCCTAGCGTGTCCATGAACTCCATGAACTCTTCGAGGTGGCAGCCGACTTGCACAGACAAGTTCTCTGCTGATGGCTCTTTGCCGCAAGCGATGAGCCAGTTTTTAGTTCGTTCAAAATTAGTCATTCACAACACTCCAATCTTCTGCAAGTAAATCTGTTTGGCTCGCAAGCCAAGGCACGCGCTTGTCGTCTACCGTTTTCATTTCGATGTACGGCAAGTGGCCGGGCGGCAACGTGCTCATGCTGACAAGTTGGATGTGCATGTTCTTGCCATTCCATCCTGAGCGAGAAACCTTTGCGCCTTGCTTCATGGCCTCAACAGCAAGCCCGAAGTTCAGGCTCTTGATTTGACGGTATGCTTTTTCAAACACAGTCTTTGGAGACCATGACACATAGCCAACAAATGCTTTGGTGTTTGCTTTGCCGCCGTCTGTGTACTCAACCAAGAAGCCTTCGTCATCTGGGTTCTCGTCTGTTGGTACATCCCAACCACGGAAGCTGTTGTACTCAAGCCGTGTCATTGGCTTGGCATTGATAACCTTCACGCCGATGTATGGCTTCATGCTGCTGCTCCTTGGTACATGCGCTCCTTGAGCAAGTAGCCTTCGAGCTGCCACAACTTTTCAAATGCGTTGGCGTGTGCAAGCTCAGCACCAATCTGTGCATCAAAGATTGCAGGGTCAGCGCAAGCCGACTCGCCAACAACTGTGAAGCCATTGACCATCTTGATGATGCAAATGGTCAGCGTTGTCTCTTCAACACGGATGCAACTCACGCTTTCAACGCGAGCCTTGATGCTGTCTTCTGTCACTTTGTTTTCTGTTGTCATAGTGTGTAACCTGCCTTTCGATATTCAGTTCCGATGTCGTGCGCTGTTTTGCCGTGATGACGAGCGTGCTGTATGAAGCACTTAGGAATACCCATCAATTTCTGGATAGCCTTCATGCGTTTTTTTGCACGTTCTCGCATCGACTTGCGAAGTTGTGTTCTGTCCATTTCAATCTCCTATTTCACTTGCCACAATGACACTGGGTTGCAGTGAACCTTGGGGTCTGTTGCTGTCGTCCATCCTTTTTTGAGCAGGATGTTTGCTCTTGCTGCTCTAAGCATCACACCTCCCCATGCACGCTTGTCTGGTGGGTGGGGTAGGCCGTTGGCTTCTGCGTAATGCCGAACCATTTCTGATGTGCATTCGGAATCTGTCCCTATCACGCCGACGTAATCTTTGAGAAGGTCAAACGCCTTGTCTGACCAGCTCTCGTGAACTTTGTCTGCGTGGTCAACGGCACGCTTGATGCCGTCGTCACGAAACATTTCTGCTTGCGTCTGTTGCATGGTTAGAACGGGATGTCGTCGTCCATGTCGTCGTGCTGCGGTGCAGGTTGACGTGCTGCTGGTCGTGCCGGTGCTGCTGGTCGTGCTGCTCGCTCGCGTGGTGCAGGTGCTTGTGCTTCCTTCGGGTCAAGCGCCAGCGAGAAGAACTTCTTGCCTTCCATGCGTGAGCCTTCCTTGCCTTCGCGTACCCAAGCCTTGAGCCAATACTCCTGACCGTCAACGGTCACGAAGCCTGTGTACTCAGGGTCTTTCTTGCCCTCGCGCATACGCTCATTCTTCGCGAGCATTCCGGTGTTGTTGTTGTCGTAAGCCATGCCTTATCCTTCTGTTAAGTTGATGATTCGCTCCGACAGAATCAGGCCATCTGTCGAATGGGGCGGCTGCTTCTTCTCTCTTGGTGGCTCGACTTGGGCAGCCACCCAAGTCCAAAAGTCGGCCAGTCTTAGGTGCAGCCAATCCCAATATTCATTGGAACGGGCAACACGCCTAATGCTCATTTTTTCTGGTGTCCAGACCACGAAGTCACACCACTGTGTGTTTGTGATTTGCATCCCGCCCTGCATCTGCGCCATGTAATAGGTTGGGATTTCTGGGTAAATGATTTGGGAGAACGGGCATTTGATTTCGCCCAAGCCCTCAGACCCAACAAGAAAATCGGGTGAACAGCCAAGCCAAGCCAGCGTCGGGTGCGGTACGAACCCCACCAAATCGACGACAACAGATTCTGAGTTTTGGTACGCAGCCACTGCATCGCTCTCATGCTCTTCACCCCACATCGTTGCTGGATTGCCTTCGAAAATCTCCATGCCCATCTGTCTGCGCCACAACTGTTGGCGAGAGCCGGGGCCAAGGCCAGCCGCTTGCCCAAACTGGGATGCGGTCAGCTTGCCTTCGCGAGCCTTGAACCACTCAGCCGTTTTCTGGTGAGGGTTGTGGTTGTCGGGGGTACTCACTCCAGACCTTTGGCCAGTGCTTGTGAATACTCTGTTGTTGCAGCTTGCAACTCTTTGCTCAGCCTCGAGAAGCAAGCGCGGAGGGCTTCAACAGATTCACAGTTGGCTAAGTCTTCCTTGGCTTTGGTCAAGGCTGCTGCCGTGACCTTTGGTTCTGGTTTTGGTTTTGGCTCAGGCTTGTCACCTTCGTCTGGCAAGTCTTCGCCAGCGTAGATGTAGAGGCCCAGACCGTGCAACGCAATCGCCTTGGCCAAGCATCGCTGCATGGAGGTGTTGATTTGGAATGCGTCAGGGTTGGTGATGGGCTTGTTGCGGTGGTCAATCACTGGCAACTGCGCGGTGCGTGACACACCAAATGCGTTGACGGTGCAGAAGACCATTGCTGTGCCGCCAATATCCACAAAGGGGACGGGCAGGGCGGTAGCGGCGTCGATGCCGAAGCGGTATTCCCAAGTGGCAGAGGGGTCTCGTTGGAGGAGTTCGTCAACCGCATAGGCCCAGCTCAGGTAGGAGAGGCCGTTCTTCTTTTCAATGTGCTCGTTGACGTTGACTTTGCGAAGGTCATTGAAGTTCACAGGCGTGCCTGTGGGCGCGGGGGTTGGTGTCTGTGTCATGGTTAATCCGTTCTGAAAACAAGGAAGTTTGTTTTCTGAGATGGATTATGCGTGCGCCCTTGTAGGATGTAAAGGGTTTTTGTTAATGTCCTAGTGAATCACAAGGATATGTGTGTCACAAGCGGAGCTTGTAGGGGTTTGCTGCTGATTAAAAGTGGGGGAAAGTTTGCAAAGCCCTGTGCCTGTGGGCTTTGCGGTGGTGAGACTACTTGAATTTGCGGTAGCTGCGGTGCTCTGCCATTACCCCGAGCATCTTGATGTCGGTATCTTTTGAGCTGACTGATGGCCAGTCGCTGTTCAGCGGCACAAGCTCGTAGCTGCCGGAGTCTCGTTGTCGGAACTTTCGGAATGTAACTGCCCCTCCAATTTGGGCGGCAACAAAATCCCCCGGCTCTGCGGCCAGCTTTGGGTCAATCACAACCCTGTCCCCCTGCTTAAACATTGGCGACATACTCTCGCCTTCTATCTCAACGGCGAAAGAGCCTTCGCCTATCTCTGAGTCAGTCATCATCAACCTCTTATTTTTGTTTTCTCCTGATGCAATAAAAGCGACAACTTCTGCTGGCGCAAGGAGCGGGATACGCACAACAGACAACAACACCCCCTCAAGTTCAATGCGAACCATTGGGTCGAACTGGTCTCCTTCGCCAGATTGAAGCCACGCAGGATTTACCCCAAGCACTTGGGCAATCTTGGTTGCGTAGCGTGATGTTGTAGCTGGTGAGTCTGGTGAGCAGATGTAGCTAATGGTCTGCTGCTTGACTCCTACGAGCCGCGCTAATTGCGACTGCGTGATATGTTTTTCGGTAAGAACTCTTCTGATTCTTGCGCCTAGGTCGGACATCGCCTCTCCATTTCAAAGTAAATGCTTCTTGTTATTAGTAATACTTTCTTTAACTAATTGTCACAATACCTGACAAATACTAACTCGTCCTTGTTATTCAGTCAAATACATGTGTTACCTAACTTTCCCCTATCTCCCACTAAAACACAAGGATATTTGATTGACACAGTATCAAGACACAAAGATACTTGTTGGTGACGGGCAGGTGCTTACTCGCTATCTGCACTGGAAAACCTCTGAACTTTGTTCCTTTCATACGAGGTGAAGCCCGTCCCCTTTGGGTTGAAAGGAGGAAGCAACGCTTGGCGGCGTTTTGTAGCAAGCCATAGTCGGGACTCTGCTGGTGTTACCCAGTCCGCCAACGCCGAAAGGCGAGAGTCCCGTCTATGGCTTTTTTCGTAAGGCTTTTATGACACACACGAAGAACTGGTTGGCAGCATGAAGCGCCCATCATTTCAGTTCTACCCATCCGACTGGTTGCGCGACACCGCGCTTCGGTCTTGCTCTACTGGCGCTCGTGGCCTGTGGATTGACATGATTTGTTACATGCACGAAGGCAACCCCTATGGTTACTTGAAGGTTGGTGACAAGGTTATCCTTCCACCCAACCTTGCTCGCATGTGTGGGTTAACCACGCAAGAGGTCGAAGGTTGGCTCGAAGAACTCGAAGAGGCTGGAGTCTATGAGGTCGATGAAGAGGGCGCAATCTTTTCTCGCCGCATGATTCGAGACGAGAACCTAAGAGCAGTGCGGGCTGCGGGCGGCAAGCTAGGTGGCAACCCCAACTTGAAGGATAACCACAAGGTTAACCTCAAGGATAAGCCCAAGGTTCAAAAGAAGGATAAGCAAAAACCAACCCCTTCATCTTCATCTTCATCTTCATCTTCTAACCCCCCTAACCCCCCAGAGGGGGATGGTGTCGAACAGATTGATGTTGCGTTTGATGACATGCACGGATGCGCTGAGTTCTGGAAGACTTGGCCTTCTGGCCCTCGCAAGGCGGGGATGATTGCCATACAGAAAAAATGGGTGACTCGTGAGTTGGCGAAAGAGGCTGACGAAATCCTTGCCCACTTGCGATTTATGAAAGAGACGGATGACTGGAAGCGAGGTTTTGAGCCAGCACCCATGACCTACATCAATCAGCAACGCTGGAAAGATGGCATCCCCAAGACAGGGGAAGACGACACATTTGCGGGGGTGATGTGATGTCAAAAGTAATGTTGCCAACAGCCCGTGAGATTTGGAACATGCGTCTGTCCGGCAAGAAGCCAAGCACTGTGGTGTTTGTCAGTCTTGTTGGCGAGTTGAATGTTGGGCCATGCGTTGCTATCCCTCCAGATGTCAAGCCAGAAAGCTGTGAGTGGCGTTGGGTCGTAGACCTGAGCACCACCCTTGTGTTTGACGAGACGGTCAACAAGGCCCGTATGTGGGCTACCTGCCAGTCTATCCTTCGCAACGCACCGAATGGTGGCTATGCCCCGTTCAGCAAGCACCTTGGGTACTTGTGGATGTGGAACACCACCAGCAAGATTGCCAGCCAGTTGAACTGGTGGCGCGGCATTGAACCAATTCCCGAGTGGGACATTGACGGCATCCCCGAAGAGTTCAGCGCTCACCCTGTGAGTCGTTGGGACATCAAGACATTTGAAGGTGTAGCACCGCTATGAGTTTCCAAGACCTAACAATTTCAGACGACACCATCAACTTCGAAGAGCTGGCCAGCGAGCCAATAGATGTTGAACGCTTGGTATCGCCAGATGGATTTCGCCAAGACACCATCGACTACCTCATGGGTACTGGCCAAACCTACGGCGCGACATTGCCTTGGGGTGAGACGCATGACAACATCCGATTCCGTCCGGGAGAGGTGAGTCTGTGGATGGGTATGAACGGACACGGCAAGAGTCTGTTGACCAGCCAAGTGTTTCTCGACTTTATCCATCAAGGCCAGAAGGTTTGCATTGCCTCGTTCGAGATGAAGCCCAAGGCAACACTCGCTCGCATGGCGCGTCAAGCTGCAATGGCAAGCTCTCCAACAGAAGCATTCATTCACGGCTTCATTGACCACGCGATTGGCAAGCTGTACCTGTACGACAAGCAAGGCAACGTCGATGCACAGAACTTGCTCGGCATCATTCGCTACGCAGTTCGCAAGCATGGCATTCAGCAGTTCGTGATTGACTCGTTGATGAAGTGCGTGAAGGGCGAGGACGACTACAACGGACAGAAGGATTTCGTGAACAGTCTGTGTACGCTGGCGCAAGACGAGAACATTCACATCCACCTCGTGCATCACAGCCGCAAGCTGCAAGACGAGAGCCAGTTGCCCGGCAAGATGGACGCGAAGGGTAGTGGCGCAATCGTTGACCAAGTTGACCAGTCATTTGTTGTCTGGCGCAACAAGAAAAAGGAAGAGGCTGTTCGCGCTGGCAACAAGGACTACGACATGACGAAGCCAGACGCAATCCTTCGATGCGACAAGAACAGACACGGCGAATGGGAAGGTTCGATTGGTTTGTACTTCTCACAAGGGCCACTGCATTACGCACGTCACCAAGGCAGGACTAGCAACGGCTATGACTACCGACCATTCATCAAGAGCGAACGCGAGGTAGCAATATGAAAGCGACAAACACACAAATGATGGACAGTTTGCAACGTGCGCTACACAGCCAAGGCATCACGATGGTCTATCAAACAGACCATCTGACGTACATGACGCATGTTCGTTTGCAGATGGGGGAGAAATCCATCTACAACACGTTCAGCGATTACGAAGACATTGACATGCGAATCAAGGCGATGGTCAGTGAGTTGAAGAACGACAACAGAAGCGAACTCGACGCACTAAAGATGGAGCTTGAGAAGTACAAGGCAGCAGTCAAGCAGTTGTCGTTTGACCTTGAGATGAAGAGCACAACACCGCGCGCTGTTGCAACAGAGGCTGATGTGCGTAAGAAGACTCTTGAGATGGCAGCAGATTTTTTGATGGACTACGGAATCGTCAAGACGGGCGGAGAGTTGGAGTCTGTTTGCGAACAGATGAAGAAGTTGCATCCATCAAAGGCGGCAACGATGAGCGCCGCACAAGCAAGGATGGCGGCAGGTTGGAGTAATCCCGCATGACACCCGCCGAATACCGCAAGCAACAGTTCGAGGAAGAGAAGCGCAAGAACAGAGAGAAGGCCCCAAACCTTGCGGCTCTTGTCGATGAGTTGCGTGAACAGTTCCCCGGAATGAAATTGATTTATGGGAAGGACTTGGTGACAGGTGCTGAGGTTGGCAAGAAGGAAGAGCCAGACCCAAGCAAGGTGTTCACCATACCACCCGACTACTACCCATCCAGACCCGTGAGCAAGAAGACAAAGAAGGAGACAGCATGAGTGAGAAAACAGAAGCGAGACTAGCGGAGTTGCGCCAGATGTCGGAAGAGTTTGCAACCGCATACTCGGAGCGCATCTACCTTGAAGAGTTCCGCAAATCTAAATTGGCTCTGTTGATGCGTAAGGCAGAGATGGACGGACACAAAACAACAGCAGCACAGGAGCGTGAGGCGCGAGCACACGAAGAGTTCCTTGACCTGTTGATTGATTTGAAGACGGCAATCGAGAAGAGCGAGAAGCTGCGCTGGCATTTGGAAGTTGCCAAGATGGGCATCGCAGTATGGCAAACAGAGAATGCAAACCAACGCGCAGAGCGGAGGGCATACGGTGCATAAGCAAACTATGACACGAGCACAGTTCATTGAACAGTTGGCTGAGACTGGTGCAAACCACAACACCATACAGGCGCTGTTCAATGCCTACACCGCTGGCGCTGAACACGAACGTGAACAGTGCAGTGCAATCTGCGAAGAGCTGAGGGACGAAGCATCTGTTGCAGACCACGGAAGACGCGAAGGCTTGTTCTTTGCGATGCGAAAAATTCAATCACGACAAACCAAGTAAGGAGTACACGATGAAATTGACCAAGCAACAAGAGGCCATCCTCGCTCACCCACTAACGCCAGTTCTGTTGGCGGCTGTTGAGCAAGCAATGTTCGGGAAGGGTGAGCGTCACGGCGGCAACGCAATGCCATTCCTTGAGCAGCCTTGGGTTCACTACGGAAAGATGCACGGGCGCGGGTTCCTCACAGGACAGGCAGCCAAGAAGCTGGAAGAGGCAGCCAGCACACGCGAAGGTCAGGCATTCGAGACAGAGGTGTTTGGCGCAATCGTTTACTTGGGCATGTCTGTTCTGAAAGAGCGCGGCATTGTCTAAGCTCATCCCCTCGTACATGACGTTCCGCGACGCACTCGTTCGCGGCTATGTGCCACGCATGGAGAATCGCAAGTACATGGACTGGGTGAAGTCACTCAAGTGCGTGAGTTGCGGTGCTCCCGCTGATGACCCACATCATCCTCATGGGGTTGGGTACAAGGGGATGGGTAGCAAGGTTCCTGATTGGTGGGTGATACCTATCTGTCGCCTTCACCATGACGAACTGCATCACGACGTTCGAGCATGGGAAGAGAAGTATGGTTCACAGTTTGAGTTCGCTGCACTGACTCTGTTGCAAGCGTTGCATGAAGAGAGGTTGAAGTTTGATTGAGTTGTCCTTATCCCTTTCGCCGCGCAAGTGCAAGCACATAGGGTGCAACGGCACTGCAACAATGTTTGGCGTGTGCAAGAAGCACGAACCAAGAGACATCGTTCGCCACTTCGTGAACGCTGTCAACAAGGGTGTCACGCACCCAACACCACCATCATGCTTTGACACGGTGTCAGCATGGCGGCAGTACGTTGTCGCGACAACCATTGCTGTGGTCAACAGCTCCAACACGAGAGCGATTGATTACTGCAAGGACTGCACACCCAAGTTCAAACAGGAAATGATGAGCAAGGGGATGTGCTCACACGCAGAGACTGTGTTCATCCGCTCGGACAATCACTCTGGTGATTTAATTGGGGTGTCAATCACAGGCGAGGGGAAGACGGGCGCGTGGGAGAAGGCTGTGATGGGAATGTCCGGGCCGATAGTTGCGCTGCCCCCGGCATCTGTTATCGAGCAACAGCTCACCGCCATTAACACACCCAAGAAGCGTGGGCCAAAGCCAAAGGCTAAGCCATGATTAAGATGCTGTTCCCATACCCGCCAAGCACGAACCGATACTGGCGGATGTTCCGCAACAGAATGGTCAGAAGCAAAGCGGCTGTTGACTACAAGGACGAGGTGTCGCAGATTGCAAGCGAGGCGATTGCCGATGAGTTCAAGGGGTGCGTCAAGGTAGACATACACTTCCACCCCGACAGACCAAAGGACTGGGAGAAGCGAGCCAAGAAAGACCCGAAGTGGGGGCTTGGCGTGAGGCGCGTGGACTTAGACAACGCACTCAAGGTTGCACTCGATGCGATGCAGGGTGCGGCCTATGAAGATGACAGACAAATCACAGACATTAGGATTCGATTGCGCCAGCCCATTGAGGGTGGCGGCATGACAGTTACGGTTTCAACAGATGAATTTTGGGAGTCGCCATGACGATTGTTGTTTGGGATGGGAGTGTGTTGGCAGCGGACAAGCAAGCCACGACCAATGACTTGGTGCGGAAGGTCACAAAGATTCGCCGCATTCGAGGGAACTTGGTCGCCGTGAGCGGGGACTGGGACAGAGGACAGGAAGTGTTTGACTGGTACGAGAAGGGCGCTGAGCCTGAGAAGATGCCAGCGTTTCAGAAGACAGATGATTTTGTTGGGATGCTCGTCATCACACCAGACAAGCGCATCCTCAAGTACGAGCGCAGCCATGTGCCGATGGACTTCTC